CAAGATTCACTCCCTTTGCCTGTGTGGGTTAAGTTCCATCCATCAAGGTTTAAAAGTGTTACAACCGCCTTTTCCCAATTATGTATTTTTTCAATCATTTATTTAATTTTATTATATATGTTATCAATATCTTTAATCCACATCACTAAAATCTTAGGTTTGCAACTACAAGGCTCATAGTAGGTATGATTTAGGTAACGTGCGTGGAGCTTGCACAAAAGTCTATATTGTTCTTTTGATAATTTGCTTGTGACGTTTGCTTTAAAATCAATCCAATCTTCTTGGTCTTCTATTCTCATAATTCGATGTCTATATCATTCCACGCCTTCCTGCGTTTGTCACACCCACAGTCTTTCCCTGTTAATAAGCTCCATTTTTTTACTACCCAATGAATACCAGAGTAGTAAGTGAAGTTATAAAATAAATCCCCTAATTTCATAAATTTTCTTTTATATGTTTTTTTGCGTTTATGTATGTATTGTATAATGAATAATAACTTATTTTTGTGTTTCTGCTTAGTTCAGCAACGCTCACACCTTTAGCGACTATCTCAAATATTTTTTTATCGTACCAATACATTTTTTCCAATACTGCATCTATACTGTCACGCTGCTTTGCCCATTTCACTTCGTCAATACCACTTTGTTCAATCTCTTGAAGCTCATTAATATCCTCTAAATAGACTTTCTTTTGCCTTAAACTACTTTTATATAGGTTTGTGTAAATCCCTCTTAAAACCTTATAGCAATAATAATGATTTATTTCGTCTTTATAATAAAGGTTAAGCCCTTTTTTTACATCGGCATCTAGTTGGATATACATTTCCATTACAACGTCCTCGCTCATTGAGGGGTTGCACCCAAAGGATTTGACGATATTATTCCAATCGCTGTGTTTTTTATAAGCTAGTTCTAAAATTGATATCATTTATTTTATTTATTTAAAAAGGTATTTCCATTGATTCTGTACCCTTAAACCCTGCTCGCTCTGTGGAAAGGTTAATTGGTTTTTCTATTGGTTTTTCTATTGGTTTGCTAGGTGTTAAAGTTTTGGGTACAAAGTATTCTAATGGGTCGTATATCTCGCCAACTACAAAAGGCAATCCGAATTCGTTTACACTAAAACTAAATGTTTCAAACGCATAACCCCGACTTCGTTTGCAGCTTACTGTAATCCATTCCTTATTAACTGTATTTATTTCAAGCTGTATTTGATTTTCTGTCTTCTTCTCTAAGAAGCTACCTAAGTGTCCTGTCGGTTTGTCGCTTCCGTAATTGCTATGAATTACCGTCACTATATGAGCGTCATATTTTGCGGATAGCTGCATTATTTTTTGAACACATAAATTTGATTCTTCTAAATTATTAACATCAGAAACTAAATCAGCAATCCCATCAATAATGACTAAACCGTTTTTACCTTTGTTTTGTTCTAAACAGTGTTCTATAAATTGCAAACGTTCTTTGTACCCTATTGTCCTAAGTGCGTATGTGTGATAACAGCCTACTTCTTTATTAGTTGACATATCCTGAACTCGTTTAAAAACTCTTTGAGCGTGCCAATGTCCTTGTTCTGTATCGAAGTGCATTAAACACCTTCCTTCCCTATGACCTTTAATCTTACCCCCAAAGTTATTGCCACCACTTAAATAAACAGAAGCTAGTAAACTAACAAAGAAGGTTTTTTTCGATTTTGGGGGGGCTTGTACAAAGCTAAAATTTCCATACGTTCCAATTGGAATCGGCATTGTAATATCACCGCCTTTGGCTTGTATGGTTTTTTCACCTAAACTTAAAGCCGTTGGGGGGTATTCCATCACATCGTTGGTATCAATAGCGCATTCTTCTGCTATCAAGTCCATTAGCATATTGTGGGTGGTCTGTTCTTCTGTTATCTCTTTCATTTTGTATGTATTGTTTTGTTTTTTGATGTCCTAACAGGAATCGAACCTGTATTTGTTTTAGAGTTCCGCAAATCTAAATCTAGTTTTCCATTACTAGCATAGGACATTTAATAAAAAAAGGCGGTTATTACACCGCCCTTAATTTTAGAACGGTAATCCGTCACCGTTATCCTTATCTGGATCCGCTTGTGCTTCTTCCCTTTCAGCTTTTACTATTGTTCCATCAGTCCAGACAACTTTACCGTTTCCGATATATTGCTTTGGCTTTTTCGCTTCCCGTTCTTCTTGTGTTTGGCTTACTGTTATAGAAGTGTTATTCCCATAACGTGTTTCGTCATTTACTGACATTGTAAGGTTTACATAAACCGCACCATCTTTTCCTGCGATAAATTTCTCTTTTGGTAATTTGTCCACTCTTAGTGAATAGTTGATAATTGCACCCATAATTTAATTTAATTTAATTGTTATTGATTTCTTTTAATTGTTTTTTATTCAATTTTACGTTGTCGGCTAAATGTGAAATAAATTCAGCTTCGTAATCTTGAAAGTCATCGCTTCTATATAACTTTGCAGCGATTGATAGTAGTAATTCGTACTCGTGACATTTTAATCTCATAGTTTTTATTTTAATTGTTTACAGCAAATATACAAATAAATGTTTAATTAATTGCTTTTTTTAATTTATTTTTTAAAAGAATCTGATTCATCCTCACCAAAAACGCCTAGCTCATAAAATCCTGTTAGTTTTAAAACCGCTCGGCTCATTGCTCTTTTCTCTGCCATTTCTGCTACGTACCAACTATTTGTTGAACCGTCTTTATGTGTAGCACCTTTTAAGGCACTTCCAAAGGTTTCAATTTTATAATCAACTCCTTTTGTCGCAATCGCTTTAAATACTGCAAAATTTGTAGTACATTCAATTACCTCATAAGTAATTTTAATTTGTGCAACAGCTTGTATCTTATCAATCCCTTGACGTGTGATAATTGTGTAGTGTTGATGTTTAAAAAAATCTTCTTTTGATAATTCGTACTTATTGTACAATTCTAATAATTTGCTCTTTTCCATTTTTCTTGTTCTTTAATATTTATAAAATTCTCTAAAAATTCAACTCTTTTCTGTAACGCATCTATTCGTGCATTTAAGTAATCTATTGTATCGGGTGTTGATGCCCTTTTTACATCTTCTATATGTGTCATATTATAGCTCGTTAAATAATTCGTAAGGGCTTACTGTTGTCCCTAATAGTTGTTTTAAGTCCACTACGTCACCATAAGTTAAAAACCTTATGTAAGTAGCTTTTTCTAAGACATCTACTATGTACCCAACCAATGCAGGATATAAAGCGTTTTGTCTAGCTAATTTCTCTTTGTGTTCATCTTTTAATCTTTCAAATAAATTCATAATATATTGTTTATTGTTATTGTTAATGCAAATATACAAAACTATAAATCGGCAACAAAATTAATTTACTGCCAATTATTGTTGGTGCAAACATACAACTAAATATTGAATAAAAAAAATTATTTTAAAAAAAAACAAAAAAACCACCCTTTTTATAGAGTGGCTTCCTGTGGTTATGACAACCATATTAAAACAAAAACAATACTTTGCAAATATACGTTAAGTATCTAGTTGTTTAATTAACAATTCATATTTTTCTATTAACATTTCTAAATCTGTGTTATCTAGCTTTACTGTCTTATTAGCTTCTATATGTAATTCATCAGCTAAACCGTCATAGTAAGTGTTATCTAAATTACGAGCGAATTTAAACTGCTCACCATATCTAAAAACGTTACACCCCGCACATTGTACCTGACAATTTACCTCGTGCCACCTTGTAGCGTAATGTTTACGGCTTTGAAAGTGTCCGTTTTGTAGTTTCTTCCAATGGTCTTGTTTACCACAAGTAAAGCATTCAGCTATATCATTATCGGCATATCTGCGTCTTATGTATATACTAAAAACTTTATCTAATTTATCTACTAACTTTTTACGAGTTGATTTTTTTGCCATTTTTGAATAGTTCCCAGATATCTTATCTATTTATTTAGTAATATATTTATCTATTTGTTTCTATATATGTTTTTTTATGCCTTTAAGGGCAACAAAAACTTTAGGCTAATTAATCAGCTTAACAAAAAAATTCAAAGTTATATCTTTTATTTAGAATAAACAATAAAAAAGTAATTTATTTTTTAAAATGCTTTGTAATCTTTTCAGCAGACCTCATTCCGAAATAACCACCATAAACCAAAAGTAGTAAAGAACTAAGTAAATCAATCCATTCAGGGGCTATTTTAAAACCGTCTAGTGAGCTGTCTAGTATGATATATACAAATAGTGTAGCTGTTAAGAAAGCGAGCGTTAATGGTCTTATATTGCGTGTAAGATAACTGTCTGTATTATTATCAGAAACCCATCTTTTTGTGGTTTCTTGCATTTCAATTTTATCAAAGTTTAATTCCTCTAATAAAAGTTGCTTATCTGTTTCACTTAAAACGGTATCAGCTCCGATTTTATTGGCTAATAATTCTAAGGCTTCAATCCCTGTGACGTTAGACGCTATTTTTAAAAGTTCTGGTGCTACTTCTTTACCTTGTTTTAATAACCAACGTAATGCGTCCCCTACTCTTGTAGTTCCGTTTTGTTCTTTGTATTTAGGCATAGTTCCAACGTGCTTTATTTTTTCTAAAATCGTAATGTGTAAAAGTTTTATACATTCCTAAACCGCCCTGAAATATTTCTCCAGTCCGCATAAGGTCGTCCAAATAATCATAAGTATCTAAAACAGGGTCAAGCCCGTTAATAACAATATCGGCAGCTTTACCTTGTAGGTGCTGAGAGTTTAAAGAGCCACCAACCGACTTGTTGTGTGTTTCACACCTATAAGCACTATTAATCGTTATAGGCATAGCTACGTTATCCCGAACGTATTGTAATTGGTTTGCTAGTTTAGTAATATTAACCAAAACATCTTTAGGCATTTCGCAACCGCATTTACATTCAAACTCACTTTTTTTAAAGTTTTCTGTCATTTTTTATTTATATGAGTTTCATATATCTTTTGGGCTGTGTACCCTATTGATAGTAATAAAAGTATAATTTTTAACCCGTTTTCTATATGCGTAAAGCTCACTCCAAAAGTGATAGCGTTTAAAATTCCTATTTTCAAATCTTGTATTGTCATTATATTTTATTTTTTAAATAAGACACCCCTGCAAATACGTGACATCCTTCGTTATCTAAGTCCACGCAATAAGTCCCCCAACCGTACGGGTGCTTTTCTATACCTTTCCAAATAACGTCAACGTGATATTTTTCGCTAAAAATAGGGGCTTTTATTTCTTTAATGTTTTTGCCACCCCAATCATATTCACCATTTTTTAAAATAATATTACCCAAACGAACTATTTGATGACTATGGGTCGGAAACTCATTACCGTTAAAATCAGTATCAATACCCAAATTTTCAATTTTTTTATCTGCTTGGGCTTCGCTGTTAAATTCATATTTACCTATTTTCATTGTGTAGTTAGTTTAATTATTTCTTCATCTGTTAAATTTTCAGTATAAATTTGAGCGTTATATATTTCACCACTAAAATCAAGAGAACCCTGCAACCCACTATTAAAAGACAGGGTATCTAATGCACTTAAAAATTGATTTGCAGATTGATTATAAACTTTTACGCCATTTATAAAAATACTGTAAACACCAAACTCTGCCCATCTAATAGCAACCTTAAATCTTACTGATTTGTGGAGGTAGTTGTAACTTAAAAAAGGTGGAGCTGCTGCGTTTCCGACACCAACATTTAACTGTTCACTTGAATTAAAGGTACAGACGATTCGATTATTACCGATACCGCTTAACCTTATATAAGATTGAAAACTTAAATCATCAGCTTTTAAATCTAAAAAAAACGTTCCCTTAGTTGGGTCAATAGCTAAGTTTTTAGGCACGACCGTATCTTGTGACCTTGTACTTGAAGCCGACGAAGTATATATATAACTTGAACCAATAGGTTTTATTTCTAGTTGCGCACCCCATATAAACAAACCGTCCACTTCATTTCCTACGAATTGTTCGTTCCCTTGTTTAAAGGCAGAAACTCGGACAATAGCTGGATTGGTGCTTGTAGTTAATCCCGTTATTGATAATCTATACCACCCGTTACCATAATCTTGGTACTCAAAGCCCCCTATTGTAGTCCCGAATGTTTGTAATGTATCTAAGTCAAATTTAACCTGACCGTAAGTATTAAAAGGCGAAACAGAATTTGAAAAAAGCAATTCAACTTGACTTAACCCTGCCTTTTTAACAAAAATAGAATAAGTTGTTGATTGGTAGTTAGCCGTACCACTTGTTATGCTTTGCACGTTGTGGACGTTGTTTGCCGTATCTGGGATTAATTTATCAGCACTTTCAATCCCTTTTGGGCTTACAGTAATGTCAGAGCCTATATCTGAATTTGATGCTACCCAATTACTTTGAGTGAAATCCTCTGAATATGTCTGTAAATTAGTACTAGCATTTTCCATTTTAAAACTTGGACAATTACTGTTTAACCAATCTATTATGGGTAACCCAATATCAGTAGGTTGTATTAACCCGTTTTCAGCAACCCTAGTGGATTCTGTGGTTCTACCGAATGTTAAATCCCCACTTCCGTCAACAGGTGAAATTGAATATATTTTATTTAATTTATATCCGCTTGGTATTAGTGCAAAATATGGCTTTTTCATTATCTTTCTGTAATTATTGAGGTACTTGATGAATACCACCATTGACCGTTCACTTGAAGTCTTAACGTTACGACCTCGCCTTGATTAATTTCTATTCTTTTTCCAAAATCTAAAACAACCGTTTCCCTCACATTGTTTCCATAGGTTGACGTTTCGCTGCCTTTAAACACCCCATTAACATAAACACTTAAAGTTAAGGAACTTCCATTCGGAAATTGCCTAGAGCTATAAGGCATTGAAGACAATTGAAATCGACTAAAATAAGCGTTATAAGGAACGGATATACCCCCATAAGCATAAGGAAATGCAGTGGTCGCCCCCGTACTAAATAAGGTATAAGTGGAAATCCCAGAAATATAATGTCGCCAATGAACTGACATTTTTTCAGTAGTTAAACCCCTGCCTGTGTAGTCTATGGATTTAGCTTTTATTATGTTATTTGTGGAAATCATTCCTTTTTGTATTTTAGTTTCATTTCATTATAAAACCTTTTAGAATCTTCTTCATTTGCTTTAAGACCTACATACTCTTTTAAACGCTTAACGTTTATGTCTTTTACTTTGTACTTCATAAAACCCACCCATTAAATACGGTATCTGTATCTGGACTGATATCATTATCCGAATTACTAGTGTATTCAGGAAATTTAGAACTGTTGGAGCAAAGGTAATCAACCAATCTAGTTGAATAATAGTTAGCGTATTCCCTAGCTTTGCCGACTAAATAATCAACTTCATTCTTATTAACGTTCTCGGCTGTTTCGCTTGAATGTTTAAACACCCCCCCATTCTTAATCTGATAGGCTGCAAATGGAATATAATTAACTTGGGCAAACCATATAAGGGTTGACTGAATATAATCGCTTACAAGAGCTAAATAGTCGCCTGTTAAAGTGTCGTTTGTAATGTCGTCACTTATTCGGTTGTATAAATCCGTTCCTAATAAGTTTTGTATGTCAATTTCTTGACCTAGTTTAATGAATTGTATAAACTTGTCCGTATCTACATTTCCATCTAAGATAGAATTTCGTACTAAGTCCGTTCGTGATATAAATAATGCTACTGCCATTAGTTTTTAAATTTCATTTTGTTCCAATATTCTGCTGTATAACCTTTATACTTCATATCCTTTGGTGCTACGGGTACTTTTTGAGCGTTTTTAGGTGCTTTAAAACCTTTGCTTTTAGCTTGCCCGCTTGTTATTTGACTTTTTTTACCGTCTTTAATTTGATAGGTTTTTCTGAACCATTTATGATTGCACCTTGCACCGCCTTTATAAAGCCATATTGAATA